ACTCTTCAATAACCTCAATCGCCAGCGCCTATGGGGTGCCCACACAATGCCAGAGCGGAACAGATCGCTAACAGCGTTAACGCGGCTTGTCTTGTCATTACCTTTACCGGGGGTAAACTCTCCGATTGGCACTCCCATTCTCCGTAGCTCTTGGTATAAAGCCGCGCCGTTTGATTTTTTCTCCACAATGAATGCATCTGGTTGCCCCTCCCTATATTCTTCTAGAACAAGAGCTTTAAGGTCTGGGAACTCCATACGCTTCTTAATAGAGTTCAACAGTATGATGTTGTAGTTATTTACTTCTTCGTTGAAGAACACGCCCCACGTAGTTAACGCGTTAAAGTCGGCTCTATTGTTCGTTTCTTGTGCAGCGTCCAAGCTCATAATGGTAAATTCACACGGCGGTGGGTTATCTGAATCCCACATCTGCCACCAATCGCGCTTTATTAACGCTCCTTCTTCTGATGTTGGCTCCTGCATGTACTGAGCATTCCAGTATCGAATATCCAGTGATGCTTTTTTTGCCAACAATTCTTCGATAGGCCAGAACTCAGGCCAGAGCGGTTGGTCATTCTCATCAATTGCAGGAAACTGTACAACTTCCCACGAATCCACATCTTCATTTCTCTCCATCTGCGTAACAATCTGTCCGGTCAAGTCAAGTTTTGACCATCTAGTCATCACTACAATAATTGCGCCGCCCGGCATGAGACGCTGGATAGGCCCGCTCTGAAACCATTCCCATGCTGGTAGAAACACTTCAGGTCGTCCGAGCTTGGCTTCTTGCTCAGAATGGGGGTCGTCAATAATAAATAGATCAGCACCACGACCAGCCAAAGCACCGCCAACACCGATGGCGAAATACTCCCCACCAAAGTTAGTACCCCACCGCGACGCGGATTTTGAGTCCGCTTGTAGCTCAATCTGCGGAAAAATGTCATGATAATTCTCCGATCCCACTAAATTACGGACTCTTCTACCAAACTGGACAGCTAAGTCGGCAGTATGTGAGGCCATAATGACCTTCTTATTAGGATATTTCCCCAAAAACCACGCTGGGGCTAGATAAGATATGAGTTCCGACTTGCCGTGGCGCGGCGCAATGTTCACAATCACCCGTTTTTTCTTGCCAGCAGCTATTTCTTCAAAGATTTTTGCTAATTTATAGTGATGCGGACCCACTTTATAGCCCGGATACACATGTTTTACGAAATCAAGGAACGATTCCTTACTAACTTCGCGCGTTACTTCCTCTTTATACTTCTTTAATAGCTCAGCAGTACGCCTTTTTTGCTTCTCAGGCATCGTGGGTAGTGCCGCGCGCAGCTTATTTATGTCATTTGCGGACAGTTTTATAGTGTCAAGCACCATCGTTAGCCCCTAAACCCTGCCCTATTTCCCTAACTTCGACGTCCATTACCTGATCTTCAAGCATATTTAAGGTTTCGATAAGTTCTTTTTCTACTTCCTCAATACTCTGTATCTTTACAGTCATCTCGCTACGCTTCTTAAATGCATCAACCCCGTCTACCTCACCTAGTTTTGACAAAGCGGCAATCCTTGCCTTCGGGTCTTTGACATTTTCAATCTCTGCAACAAGCTTATTGACCACGTAGAGCTTTAAATCAGACAACTCTTCAACGATCATACAGTTAGACTGAGCCACCATACCTGCAAGGTAGGCCATTACTTCATTAGGGTATTTAGCAAACTCCGGGCGGTGTGCCGGGTTCTCTATCATTTGTCTGGCTATTTGACGTGCAACATCCATGTGTTCTGGAGTTGGTTCAATCGGCTCGTGATTAAGATCGGAAATGAGTTTTATTGTCTTAGCCCTCATCTCAATCTCTTGTTGCGGAGTGAGTTCGGGTAACGCTTCCATCGCTGATGATGGTAACGGAATATCTTCTTCTAAATTGGGGACAATCACATTCATTGGGCTTCCTGTGGCCTATGTGATTTGCAGACTATAACACGAATTTCTACTTTGTAAAGGCTTGTTATTTTGTTAACTAAGTTTTGGAAAAATTTTTGCGAAATTTGTATACATTCTTCGGACAAAAATGAAGGGGGGTGGTTTCTGAGATTTGGAATTTGGTGGAGTTATTTGTGCGTATCTTGGGGTATGGGGGAGGGATGGTACCAAGCTGTAGATTTGGGGGATGGGGGGCCGATTGGTAGGGTGGAAAACTTTACTTATGCCCCTACTATCAGCTATAACTATTCTACCGGATGAAATTAGTGCCGGTCTGTAGTATCTTCAATGAAAGGTTCATCATGAACTCCAAATCTGTCGCCGATGTAATCGGCTCTGCTGTTGCTTCACTCGATTCACGTATCGCTGACGTCAAGCGTGATAAGTCACTGCTCAAGTCTGCCAAGATTCAAAAGCGTTTGACTCAGTTGGTCGCGCCACTGCTGTATATACTTGGTGGTCTGAGTAATATCCGCATTGAAGTCTACTGCGGCAAGCCTGTTGTCTACGTCAGCATGTTCAGTATTGACAGCTTCAAGCAGGACGAGTTGGTCAACGCTCTGGGCTATCTGACTGAGATCACTGAGAAGGATAACGGCAAGATCACTACTGAAGATTGGGCAGTGGCAGTGAACCGAGACTTCAGGTTCGAGACTGAAGAGTGGCGCGTATGTGTACATGCTTACGTGAAGGACGACAGTCCTACCTGCCGCAAGATAGCAGTAGGCACTGAGGTGATCGAACGCACCAAGTACGAAATCGTGTGTGACTAAACCAACTGGGGGCCTCGGCCCCCATTACTGAAAGGTAATAGCTATGAGACTAGTATATGACGAGAGCGGCGACGCTCCGGTTGAGGTGGGTGATGTAGTACATGTTCGCGGCATACCTTATACAATCTTAGGTATACGTGAGCCACACAAGCCTAGCAGCACAGGACGTGTGATCTGTCAGTCGATGACAGAAGAGAAGTGGTTAACTGAATGGTTTCCTAATGTAGTCCATGCACATTGGATCGAGCGAGACGATCAGTAGTAGTTCAGAGAGAGCTTCGGCTCTCTCTTTTTTTGCGCCCATGTTTTTGAAACCAGTTATGTTGTCGCGCGAGCCTAAGCGCGTGAGTGCGGTCGTGAGCGCGTCATTAAATAGTATTCCGTCCTATGCCGGAATCGTTGACTTATAGCTACGTATCAGTTATAACTATTCTATCGGATAGATACCGATCTTTTCTTTTAATCTTAATGTAAGGGGTTTAAAAATGGATAATTCCATTTCAGTAGTACCGGCGTCACTCGCCGATTGTGGTTATCAAGCGGGTCGTAATTCTGATGCACTAAAAGAAAATGCACTTTATCTAATGGATAATTGCGTGAATTTTCCTGATGAATTGCAAAACTTAGAGAAAGAACAGATTACTCAGGGTTTGCTACAGTATCGCTCAGAAAAGTATCCTGCTATCGAGTACGCTGTTATCGATGGCAACTATATCCCAGTAGATCAATTACCGAAAGACGCTAAGATTATCGAGCGTAAAAAAATCGGTATCGATTTTGCTTATAGTTATTCTCAGCATGAAGTAGGACAGCTTGTTAAGATTGACAAGGGTTTACACGCCATCGTGACTAAGATTCGAAAATCAGGTAATAGTTATATATCTGACAGAATCAAAGACTTGCAAAAGAAAGCCCGCGAGATTATCAAGGATCGTAATGGCGAAAAGAAAACCCGCGAGCAGGCTGTCAACTATGATAAGTGGATGGGCGATGTACTGGTTAGCTTCAAAACTAGAGCTAAGACAGCGACAGCGCGAGGTGATGCGACTGTACCTGATCCTAAAAAACTTGACGCTGCAATCATAGCGTTTAAAACTAAGCTAGGAATGTAATACCTCAGACCTCAGACCGGAAACGGTCTGGGGTTTTTTTTCGCCCGATGTTTTGAAACCAGTTGTTAATTAGAGCGCGCGCGTTGAGCAAGGGTGGTCTCTATTTAGCGTTCCGGCTGTAGCCGGAATCACTACATCATTTAATTTTCTACTAAATGACGCTGAACCTGTCTAGTCTGACAGAAACCTGACAAAAACTGTTCTGACAACTAGTTGTTTGTTCCGTAACGGAACAAGATTTCGCCCTTTAAAATCAAGGACTTACAGCATTGTTCCAATGTTCCAGTGATTTTAGGGTATATGTCCGGAAAACAGAAAAAACGCAGCGAGCGCGAACGGTTTGGCAAGTGCGTAATAAAAATCGAATCCAAGCGGAGCCATATACCCATACCGGAACAGAACACACTTTTATTTATATATTTATATCTATAAAAAATAATATACTCTAATGTTTTCAACGGTTTTCAGCCCTTCGCTTTTCAAAAAGTTTGTTCCGACACCCTTTTTTCACCGGAACAAAATAGTACCTACTATCACTAAACCCCGCATACCTACGTCAAAATTTGTTCCAATTTGTTCCAATTCAACCCCGCCAAACCAGAACAGCCAGAACAAATCAGAACAAAACCTCTATCGAACAAAGTTACCCAGAGTTCTTGCTTAATATGTCAACTTATAGTATAATATAAGTGTTGGGTGAGGCGTTCCTCATACAACTGTAATTAGCGTTCCGGCTACAGCCGGAATCAATCAACTAACAAAGAAAGGGCATCATCATGGATCAAGAAGCAATGCGACAGCTACATGTAGCAATCGCTCACCTAGTAGCACGTCATGGTAGCCAAATAATAACTGACCTTGAGTTTGCTGCCGCAGTAGCAAAAGAGGCACAAGCATTTAAAGACAAAGACTTGTCTGGTCTACTCGATTACAACACAGGCTTACGTTACTAACAAAGAAAGGGCATCATCATGGGCAAGCTAAAAAACAAAACCATCATTGATGGCGAAAACATGCCAGACATGACTACGGATGAACTCATCCGCGAAGATATATTTTTCCGTTACGGCGTAGACCTAACCGTTGCCAAGCGCATTCTGTCTCTAATGAAGCTTTCGCGACCACCCGAAACGCTATACGCTCATAATCCAGAGATGTATGACATATGGTATAGAGAATTTTTAATTGACGATGGTTTTAACGCCCAGCTAAATTTGTTCGATAACATTGAAGGCGATGCGCTGTGGACATGGGAGAAATAATGCATACACGATCTTGCATAATATGTGATGCACCGGTGGCTCATGAACGGTGGGCGTTGGGCTATAAGACTTGCTTGCCATGTGGGGAGATAGCGTCACTTGCCGTCAAGCGTTTGCGCACCATAGCGCCAATGCACAAGAGCAACTACATGCTGATAACAGACTTAGATGACCTGAAGGGCATCAACAACAAGGGAGGGTTGATTAAATGAAAGGTTATGAAGTGAACTATTTAGACTATCAGCGAGGGACTATCTGCGTCGAGCGTTCGTGGATGGGTCATCCTTGGTGGTTAGCGTTAGAGGAACAACATCAGTATGAAGAGTGGGTTGGCTGCTTTTCTATTTTATGAGGACAGTATTGATGGATACACCATTATTTCTTAGACCACGGAACCATATCGTGCGTAACTCGAAGAAGTCAGGGTCAGCAGCAGGTAGGCATGACA